CCAATTCCGACATTCCGTACCCTCGGCAACTTCTCTCTCTTTATCGTCGAGAAAGGCTCTGAGGTCGGCTTCTTCCTGTGTTTTCCTTACATCGTCGGCTAAGTCCTGAGTGAAGACTAGGTAAGCCATTTGGTCTTCATCGCTAATGCCGTCGGTATTAGCACGGTTATCCAATATCCAGTCTTGGAGTAGCTCCCTCGCGTTCCTTGGGTCGCCAGTTCCGATTGTTGTTGGGTCGATAGCTACGCTATCGCTGAGTGTGTTGTATTTTCTCATGGTTTTGTTTTCCTTTCATGAGGGTTAAGTTGACCGCCACCGTCGGCGGATAACCAATATTAAGCATATATCGACACATATGGCAAGGAAAAACAACCTTTACCGACGATAAAGATAAATTGATTGCGCATCATTCCGAGCATCACACCGAGGGCGGTGCTAGATTGCTTTCAACGCGAACGAGAAAATCCGACTCAACCCGAAAGCTGGAACGCGAACCCCCTGCGGGCGGGGCGTGCGTTATATATGCACCCTCCGTAGAAATTTTTCACAGTTTTAAGAAAGGGGGGAATATATTCCCTATGTATTCCCTTTATACCCCTTATTTATTATACTGTCTATGTATTATAGTTGAAATTGAAGTTGAAGAAGAAGAAGAAGTAGAAGAGTTATAAAGAGTTAATAAGGTCGTATTGCCAAGTTATAACTAGGTTATAGATTTATTGATAAACGATAAATAAATAAACTTTTCTGTTTCTTATATGTATATATAACTTAGTGGTAACTTTGGCGGTCTAAAATAAAGGAATACTATGGCTTATGAAGTAAGAGAAGGTTCCGGCTCAATTTTTGAGAACGAGAACAAAACAAACGAGAATGCACCCGACTATACCGGCACGGCGAAAATTAACGGGGAAATGTATTCTATAGCATGTTGGGACAAAGTAGGGAAGAAAAGTGGCAAAGCGTATAAAAGTATTAAAATCGAGAAAAAAGAAGACCGCCTACCCTTTTAATATATAATAATGGAAGTTTTTTTAGAATACGGGATAACGGGTGTAGTGGTCGTTTTATTTGCGGGGATGTTAGGATTCCTGCAAAAAGCAGTTACTGGCAAGCTAAATGAGATTGAGCAAATCTGTATAAAGCTAATAGACCGGTGGAATCGTAGCGATGAGGTTAGAGACCGTCGCTATGAACAACTTCTTCAGGAAATGAATGATATTACCGACGATATTAATTTTCTTAAAGGAAAAGTGGATAAGTAATTGCCTAATCGTAGTGCGAAGCAGAGAAAAAGAGAGCGTAGGAAGTTAAACATTGAAAACAAACGGCGCAAAAGAGCATTAAGAAAGGCAAAGAAGAATGGAAATGACCTGCAGGGGGAAGAAATTCTTAGTATATACCGTCGCTGAGGCGATGAAAAAAGGGATAAATGCGCTTTTTGACTGGCGTAAGGCTGAAAAGGGCGATTGGGTAGTTACTGGAGATGGAAAGGTCATGGAGATTATTGGTAGAAGGAAGAAACATCCGAAAACCAATAAGAAACCATTTTATCTACTTCGTAGCGGATTTGGGGAGCATCCGACCTATAAAAAAAATATTTATGCCTCAAAACAGATAGATTATGATGATAGGAGCTATCATGGAAAGAAACTTTTAACGAATGTAAAGCCTACTGCTCTGCAAAATGCCTTTGTGGATAAGCTTTGCATGAATCATGAAGTTGATAGAAACGGTCAATTTAGTTCTGAAGACATTATTAGTGCTTATATGGGTACTTTTATGGAGAACAATCCGACGCAGGCACTTCGGCGGGGGATGAATCTTATAAAACGGGAATATGTTAGGGAGAGAATCAGTATGAATCTGAGAGACAAGTTTATTGAACAGGGAATGGATGACGAGTGGATTGTAAGCCAATATAAAGAGCTTATTGACGAAACTTCGCAAGCCAATACAAAATTAAACGCTATAAATAGAGTTTCCGACCTTTTAGGTCATGCCGTGAAGGAAAAAGAGACATCTAGCCAAAGTATCATCATGATTTCCGACGGGGATAAAAAATTATTAGCAGAGGTTAGGAAAAAGCTGAGCGATAAAGAATTAAATCAACTAATGTCAAAAGTTAAATCTGATGGTATAAAAGGTGTTATTGAGGATAAAAGTTCCAAAGTCTGAGCATAAAGTTGAAGTTGAGACTGAAAGAGATGGTTTCTTAGTGCTGAATGGCAAAAAGTATCCGATTGACGGAGAGGTGTCTGAACTTATAGTGGACATGCTTGAAGAATTGATTGATTTAAGAGATGTAGTCAATATTTATGAAAACGAGTTCTCAGGACAGAGAGGAGAAGCATAATGGCTAGAAATTATGGTACAGGGGCATCTAAATTCTCAGACGGGTCCACTAAGCTAGCAAATACCCTAGGTAAAAAGAAGCGCACTGCGACTAAAAGAAAAAAAAGGTCGTACAATAAAAAGAAAAAATGAATTTAGAATACACCATAGAGGAACGGGAGACGCTACTGAAAAGAATGTATATGGATATATTTTTTTTCGCGAAGTTCATCTTAGGTGACGAGGAACAGCCGATGAATTATCACATAAGGAAACCTAGTCCGGCGTTCCATAAGGAGATTGTTAACACACTATTATCCTTAAAAAGAGGAAAGAAGCTGGCGGTTGTTGCCCCGCGGGGACACGCCAAATCAACACTAATCAACTTGGTCTATCCACTCCACCGAATATTATTCGATGAAGAGAAGTTCATACTGCTCATATCGGAGTCTGAAAGACAGTCCAAGTTCTTTTTGGAGACATTAGGTAATGAAATCGAACACAACGAAAAGCTCATATACTTTTTTGGAGACAGAAAAGGGAAAACTTGGGGCAAAGAAGAAAAAGACTTTATCACAGGCTTTGACGAGAAGGGCAACCCGAACAGCTGGTGCAAAATATTGGTTCGTGGAACGGGACAGAAAGTTAGGGGACTTAAATATGGTGCTTATAGACCGACCCTTACAATAATTGACGATGGAGAAGGTGAGCGTAATACAGCGACTGAAACTTTAAGAGACCAATTCCGTTCGTGGCTTAATGGTGCGGTGATTGCAGGTTCCGCTGATGCAAGGCTGATATTTATAGGAACTATTGTTGATGAAGAGAGCTATTTGAATAGAATCGCTGGTCCACTATCATATAATAAGGACAGGACTAGAAAAATCAAGGGGTGGGATTCTCTTTTCTATCAGGCTATTATACAGGATACCGAGGTTGGGGAATTTGTTGCCAGTGGTAAAGAAATAAATCTAAAAAAAGGCAAAAGGGTTTTATGGTCGGAGTATAGAAGTTATGATTGGCTGATAGCAGAGAGAGATAGACTTGTGTCTGAGGGCGATGTAGCTTATTTTTATCAAGAATATCAGAATATCCCGATGGATGACAGTTTTAGGGTCTTCAAAAAAGGAGATATACAGTATTGGAACGGCATATATGCCTACAATCAAAATCACTCCTTTATTATTAGGGAGAAAGATGGAGAGAGGCATGAAATCCCGGTCAATGTATTTATTGGGGTTGACCCCGCGTCAAGTGAAAATGTTAAGTCTGACTATACTGTCATTATGGTTATCGGAGTAGATAAAGAAAACAATATATATGTTATTGATTATTTTAGAGGGCAGGTTACTCCAATGAAATGTGCAGATAAGCTGTTTGAGATGATGGAGTTCTATAATCCTAGGGAAGTAAAGATTGAAGAAACCGGTCATATTATGTTGAGCGAGTATGTAATCCTAAAATCTAAAAAGCTTGGTCACTTTTATAATATTAACCCTAAGAAAGCTATTAAGTCTAAGTATTATAGGATTAAGCAGATGCAACCTTACTTTGCTTCTAAGGCAATGTTTTTAAAAGAGGACCAATGGGAACTTGAGAGCGAATTATTAAATTTTAAGGAACATGGCACATTTAAGAAAGATACGCTCGACGCACTTAGATGGTCGCTTGATGATGTCTTTGTTCCGCGAGTTCAGTATGATGACGATGGCAATATAATGCAATACAAGTCAAAATTGTCTGGAATGGACTGGGAAACAGGAATGTTAATTTATGCGTAGGTTAATATCAAAATATATTTTTAATATCTCTGCTATATTATGATAAGAATTAAGAAGTTAGACCTCGAAGAGCTAAAGGCGAGCGATGTAAGGGACGAATATACTAATTATTCTTCGTCAGCCACCGATTATAGATACCAAATGGCTGAGGATGATGAATTTTTTCTTGGCATGCAACTGACGAGTGGGCAAAAAGACTATCTTTTAAGTATTGGTCAACCACCTGAAGCAAATAATAAGATTAGACCAGCGGTTGAGCAGGTTTTAGCTAATGTTGCTAGTTCCCCTCCTGAGTGGGATGTCATTGCTACTGGTCAGACAGACAATGATATAGCCAATATTTATAATGCGCTTTTAGATAAAATATGGTTTGATTCGCACGGGAATAGACATTTTCGGAACATTTGTAGGGACTATATAGTAAAAGGTGTGGGGTATATGTATGTGTACCCTGATTGGCAAGCTGAACAGGGCGCTGGGGGGATTAGAATTAAAAGAGTTGCCCCTGAATCTGTATTTGTCGACCCAAATTCTACTGACTCACATTTTTCAGACTCAGGAAGTATCATGATTTCAGATTTACATACAAAAGAGTCTCTAAAAATCAACTTTCCCCAATATGCTGATATTATTGAAGATGCGGGGGAAGACTCTGAAACAAATTATCAAACTACAGGTAAATATAACCGCGATACGAAAAGCTTGAGGTCTAATACAAGTCCATTTGATGGTAAACCGTCTGTAAGAAAATTTGTTAGGTGGTCTAAAGTTGGTGTGCCAAAGGTTATGATTACTGATAATATGACTGGTTTATATAAGATTTTTGATAAAGATGATTATAAAACAGCACAGAAAGAAGACAGATACAACGAATATTTAAATGGTGGGCAGATTTCCGAAGAATTGGTTTATGAAACTCAAATCAGGGAAACATTTGTTATTGGTGACCATTTAGTATACGACGAAGTGTTGCCGATGGATAGATA